CAGCTTCCGCGAGGGGGATGCGGTTGGTGGTGCTCATGGCTGGGCCTCCCGAAGCCTTCGTAGCAACGCGTGTGTTCTTGGCGCCGAACCTCTACCCTGGCGCCAGTCCGGCGCCTCGGCATCCATCAGGCTGCACAGCTCATCCCAATGGTCAATGATGCGAGTCCAAACCGGAGAGCATGTCGCCATGCGTGGCAGAAACGCCCCAATCACTGGCACTTGCTCCACCAGCAGGCGACAGCGGCGCAGGTCATCAGGATCGTATGGATGATCGGCAGTTCCGCCATGGCCCATGATGTGAGCGGCCATTGCATTGCTGCTAAGGCCTCGTTCTCCATTCAAGAACCAGACGGTTAGAGCGTCGCTCATGGCTGATCCTCCTGGTCGGCATCCCCCCGGCGAGCTGCGATGGCATAACCCGCCACGTCCTCCCAGTGCTCTGGATCATGCGGATCAGCCCCGCACAAGATCCGTGCAAGCTTATGGCAGATCATGTCCAGCGCCTCTTGCTCCCCAGATGTGAGCAAGTGCCAGTTGGGGGCATGGTGGATGGTCACCTTCAACGCCTGGGCCCTGAGCCCGACCGGCTCCATGCCTCCATGCTGCTGGTCTCTGTTTGGAATTGTCATAGGACCATGGGTGGTGGTGGTGTGTCTGTGGTGGGGGCCTTTACCGGGGGCGACCATGCGCCCCACATTCGCAGCCAGGCCCTCAGTGCCTTGCCGCTGGCGCCATAGGCGGGCATCGGCTGAAGGGCAGCGATCACCTCAGCGCCGGTGACGGCTTGCACACTGGCTCCAAGGGCAACAGCTGTCTGACCTGCTATGCTCCTCAGCCAAGCACAGTACGATGATCCTCCAGCCTGGCTCATCACCATGGCAGGTAAGAGATTTCGCCAGCAGGTAAAAACGCCATCGCTGTGACGGTAGACGAGGGTTGAGGGGCTGCGGAACTGTTCTGGCCTCCCCTCTGGAGGGATCTCCAGCCCGGCGAGGGTGACAGCGGCGTGAACCTCAGGAGTCCAGACAACCTCCCGCGCGAAGCGGCGCCACTGCGGGACCGGTGGGGGGGGAGTTGCCGAGGAATCCTCGGCAACTGGCTGCTTCAGCCCAGAGAGGACGTCAGCAAGGAAAACCTTTGGGTTCCAAACGACATCCCGCGCGAAACGGCGCGATTGTGGGTCAGTCATCGTCGTCACACCCCCTTCGACTGTTGCACGGTGGTGTCCCCGTTGTAACGACCGGTGACCGCATACGACAGGATGGGACGCGCAAGCATGCGCTTAAAAACCATTTGCCCGATCCTCATGCCGGGCCACAACTTCACAGGCCAAAGCTGACGGCTGTTGTGCAGCTCCATCGTCAACACTGAGCCGTTCCACCCTGGATCACACCAGCCAGCCAGCAGGTGCTGGATGCCAGCGCGGGCCAGGCTTGACCTCAAAACAAACTGCGCCGCGACATCCTCCGGCAAGTTGAATCCTTCAATCGTCGGCGCCAGGCCAAACTGGCCAGGGACAAACTCATAAGGATTTTCCCTACTGTGCTTGTGCAAAGGATAAGGAACCAACTCAGGCGACTCTGCTGATTCAATCAGCAATGTGCTTCCCAGTCTGACGTCAATACTCGCGGCGTTGACCAGTCTGCGGTCAAATGGCGTGACCATGCCTTGCTCGCACAGCCGGATGATTTCGGCATCATGAAGAATCATTGGTCTCTTGCAGGGATTGGAGAACTGGCCAGCTCCAGCTGGCTGATGCGCCATTCGTCACCAGTGACGTTGCACTTCACAAAGTAGTGCGGCCATTGCAGTGCCGAAACAGGCACGTAATAATCCACCACTGTGCCTGTGAACATCGGCTGGTGACGGACGTAGACTTTATCACCCGGATGAAACTTCCAGGCTGATATTGGAATAATCATGAGTGAATCACAGCGATGGTCGTTGCAAAACCGTAGACGTTCAGAATGGCAAAGCGCTTGTCTCGCGCTTTGTCGGTGCTGGGTGCTGTCCAGGCACGCTTGGGATCAGAAGTGAACGCGCTTTGTTCGGTTAGCTTCGCACCAATAGGTAGCTCTTTCTTTAGCCACCTCCCATTCCGCTTCAGACCGTAAACACGACTTGGCATTGAATACTAAACTCCAAATGGTTGCGATGAAAAAGGCGTAAACAAACATACAGCGCATTGTGCTGTTGCGATGGAAGGCTCGTCCTGCGAGCTGATCTAATTCTGTTTCATCTACCCATCCCTCGCGCTTGGTTGTAACGATTCTTCATAAAGGTCACATTCGCTTGCGAACGCTGGGCCAAGCTCCTCGAACTCAGGAAACCCGAACCCGCAGGCACCGTCATGGTGGCTGCACGTTTGGCATCGTCGTGGCGATCGACCATCGGCACCCCACCGGGGAATCTCTGGGCACACATCCGCATGGCTCTTGCCTCGCCTCACTTTTGTCAGCGTGTTGCGGTTGCAGTTCCATTCTCTGGCCAGGTCAGACACTCGCTTGTCTGTCAGCAACAAAGTTCTGACCTGCTCTGCGTTTAGCCTTATCCGGCTCTTTTGTTCCCATAACGGTTCTTCGTTCGTAATTAGTTTGGTCTTAAAAGAGCATCTTTTGCATGCTCTTTTTATCTCACGCATTCCACTGCGAAGGTAGCGACTACTTCGCGCCCACATCTTGCCTCCGCATTTCGGGCACAACGGAGCAACTATTCTCATGATCGTTTCGTTTTTTTCTTGCGAATAGTCTCCGGCAAAACCAACCCCTTGATTCGAGCCACTCTGGCATTCAACGCAGCCCAGTCCTCAAGGTCTTTGAACCGGAAGTGACCGGTGCCTTTCTTGTAGACCTTAAACTCGAAGAAGCCCCAGTCATTCCACTCGCCTGGAGAAATACAGCTAAAACCACAAGATGGATCTTGCATCTTTATGTACTCATGGCCCGTGATATAGCAAAGCGCCTTGATTAAATCTCGAATGCTATCCATGGATTTTCCATGCTTAATGTTCATGCCCCTTCTAGTCCATGAAACCTCCGCTATATAAGGTATGATAAACTTTTGCCCAAACAGATATTGCTCATTAGTTTTCCATCCTTCTACGTTCCACCTATTTTCATGGGTGTGCTTCGTCAGGTCATCGAAGACCGCCTCCACCGCACGGTCGATCCGCTGCTCTGATGTGCCAGCAATGATCTGCAGCATCCGGAACAGGTTCCGCTCCGTGAACGGCACCTTCGTCTGCTGCTCCACGAAGCGGTTGATGTCGCCCTGCAGCTGGCTCGTCGCCATCGACTGCGGGAGCATCTCGGCGATCACCGATTCCCAGAAGGCCTTCTGCAGCTCCTTGCGGAATCGATTCCGCGTGGCCGCGCACCCCTCCATCTTGATCTGGATGCCAAGCTCTCCCTTGTAGATCCCCCCCACCTGGGCCTGCAGACGTACGCCGGCCTTGAGCTGCTCATCGAAGATCCGGCAGGCCTCCACGTAGCGGTTCACCAGGTCGCGGGAGCGACGGTAGGGGATGATCCCCTCGCCCTGAGCTTCGATGTCATCGGGGCCCAGGAAGAACCCGTCGAACTCATCAGCGCCGATTACACGTTGGCCAGGCTTCGTCAGCCGCACAAGGCCGATCTCGCAGCGGGTGGTGCGCTCGGCGTCCTCGAACACTGGGCCCAGGGTTTGGCTGCTGCCGTATTGCTCGATCAACGTGCGCAGCTCTCGGCTGGCTCGACAGCCGTTGAGGTTGACCGTGTTCCAGTTGCAGAGGCTCACGATCTCGCAGCCCGGGGGGGCCACCTGCCAAGCGTGCAGGATGTGGCGCTCGTCCGCCGAGAAGGGCGGGTTCATCACGATCACATCCGCGTGGCTGATCTGCTCAGCGGTGGCCTTGAGCCAGTCGCTGCCAATCAGGCGGCTGTCTGGGATGCCGGCCAGGATCGCCCGGAGCTTCGTCTCGGGCTCCACCGCCAGCACCTCAGCAGCACCACGCTCCAGGCAGGCATGCACCAGGTTGCCACTGCCTGCCGAGGGCTCCACAACCACCCGGCCACGCA